GCCGGGAAACGTCCCGGTAATCATGGGCGGCCCCGCCGGCCGGGGGGGTTTGGATTCTCAAAAGGATCCGTTCCCTTAATTCTTCATCTGTTTCCTGATCAACCCCCCCATCCAGGCCGGTATTAACTTCCCCGGTATCATTCACCCCGGAAATGGGGGAAGAAAGGGCCAGAAGAACCCCAGCATCAGTATTTCCATCCGCGCCGGCTTCAATGGCTTCAACGTTGATTGTTACCGTTCCCCCGGAAATGGTATCCGCAACCGTTGTTCTGAATTCAATGCCATCCGTTCTTACCAATTTGGTATTGATGGGGATGATGGTTCCGGATGTTCCGGTAAATATCACATCCCCATCCGCAAAGGTTTCATTTATCCTTTGCCGGCCCCAAAGGAATCCATGGCGATCAAGCCAATCCGTTTCCGCTTTATCAACCAGGATATTAACAGATATATAATCCAGGAATCCATAAATGGTATAGGCGGCCCCGGCCCAAACCCGGGCCAGTATCTTCAAAAGGGCCCGGCGTAAAAGGGCAACATCATCCGTCAAGCGGGAAGTAATATCCGCTTCAATTCTATCAATCAAGGTTGTAAGGGTTGGGCGGGAAAATGGCATGATTACCTTCCTTCACTTATTGCCTGAAGTTTCCAATTAAATTCATATTTAAAAACTGTTTCCCCGGTTTGTTCTGGTTCCTGGATTACTATGGAAAGGGAAAGGGTTTCCATTGCGGTTCTCTCCGCGGTAACTTCCAGGGATGCCGCAACCCCATCATCCAAAAGCCATTGAAGGGATTCCCGGGCCCTTTGTTCCGCCCGGGCGGGAATATCTTCCGTTGTTGATGAACGGAATAAAAGCCATAGTTTGGAACCAATGGGATCATTTTCATCATCAGCCCACCAACCATTTTTTTCCCCGCTATTATCCGGCAGGGAATCAATATCCGCGGCCCTGGCATCCGTAAACAGGGAAATCAAAATTGCGGTTTCCAGGGTTGGATCCCGCCTTAAATCATTATTCAGGATTTCAATGGTTGATATTCCATTTACCAGATGAAGCCATATATCCCCCTGATTGAATGATTCATTGTAATCCAATGAAGGCGGGGGGGTTCCTTTGATTCCGGAATCATAAAGGATTGAATTAAATCCGGTTGCCCCGTATAATGAAAAATCCGTTGCGTGAATATGAAGGCAGTTTTCGATCAGGTTCCCGGTTCCTGTTTCATTAAATAAATGGGTAAGGGATCCCCCATCCAGGCGCCACAAATCAGAACCCTGGCCGGCGGCATAAATTTTATTATCAACAATTTCCATTGCAAAAAGATCCTGAACCCCATAAGTAAAATCAGGGATCCGGGCAACTTCAACCCAGGCATCTGTTCCATTCCATTTTAAGATTGCAGGGTATTGAACAATTATTGTATCACCGGTGCATCCGTATAATTCCCCGCCCAGTTCAACCATGGCAAAAACGCCAATCACCCCGGAATTAAATGTATCAGCAACTTCAACCCAGGCGTTGGTTCCATTCCACTCCAAAAGCTTCCCCCCCAGGCCGGGGGCCCTGGATGTGGAACCATAAATTTTATTATTAAAAACAATAATATCCCTTACATATTGAAGGGTATCAAACAGGGGGGCCCGCTGAACCCAATTCCCGCTTCCGGCCCATTCATAAAGGATCCCCGCTGAACCGGATGCAAAGATTGAACCCCCATAAACGCACAAAGTTTTTAACACTCCGGAAGCCCCGGATGCTTTTGAAACCCAGGCATTGGAACCATTCCATTCCAGAAGTTTCCCGCCACCGCAACCGTATAATTTGCCGTTGTATTGTATTAAATCATTTACGGAAGTAATTGAAAAGCCGGCGCCGGATGCTACTTCCGCCCAGGTTGCGGAAACGTTATCCCATTCCAGAAGATCCCCTTGATTCCCGGTTCCCGCGTAAAGCTTCCCTTCAAAACTATTAAGGCAAAATATTTGATCCGCGGAAGGAAAATCAGGAAGTTTTTGAGTCCAGGCCATCATTCCGCCTTTGTTTTTGAAGTTAGTTCATTGGCGCCAATGGCGGCCCCAAAAGGAAGAACCGCGGGGGCCCCGGGGGCAACGGCAACCGGGGTTCCCGGGGTTGCAGTTGCGGGTGATGAAGTTGTTCCGGTAAGGGGGCCCGGAAGCGCGATATTATGAACATGGTTATTAAACAGGGATTGGAAGGTTTCATTCACCAATTTTTTTAAACCTGAAGATCCTATTAAAACAAAATCCTGTTCCAGCTTAACGATCCGGCCGTGTTTGTTATAAACCGCGGTTTCCCCTTCAGCCAGTTCCGGCCGATATCTGGAATCATCCGCGGCAATTACAACCGGGTGATCCCGATTGCCGCCGATCATGGCAACAATGGCTTCCGCGCCGGCTTCCGGATGGGAAGTAAAACCATAGTTCTGAACCCTTTCAACCCCATCAATCAATTCATCATTGCCCAGGTTGATTTGAACAATTTGGATCCCGCCGGAATCATTGATCGTATTTATCAGGGCCTTCCCTATCATCAATAAAACCCTTCTTTTCAGGGGGGCAATCCAACGTTCCAATAATTCAATCATCCCCAACCTAAATTTTTCTGTTTTTTAACCGTTGCTTTTGGTTCCGCAACATAGGCATCCGCCCGCTTCAGAGTTAATTTTGTCCGGGTTCCGTTTTCATCAAGGGTTTGTTCCATGTTGGTAATCAACATTTCCGTTGTCGGGTTGGCATATAGCGGGGGGGCATAGATATCAACCAATTTGTTCACATCCCAAAGGGCCCCGGATGATTGCCGGAATCCCTGAACCATCACCGTGATTGTTTCCGATTTGGCGGCCCGGGTAAGGGCTTCCCATTCCGCTTTTCTCTCTGCCAATGAACTATCCATTTGTGAATCCGCCCGGATGATAAGCGGCCGGGTTCTGCTCACTCCATCATCAATTCCAATTCCCTGAACATTGATCCCGGAGCCACCCCCCCAGGAAGAACCGGAAGTTCCAGATCTCTGGCCCCGTACAATATAAACGGAAAACCTATTTGTGAAGGTGTAATTGGCATCACCGGAAATAATGTTGTTACCAAATATCAGGGAATCATCCGCCTTTTCTTTTGTGTTGTTGGAAAGTAAAAGGTTTCCTTCCGGATCCGTCAAAAGAAGGATCCCCAATTCCCTGGCCTTCCGTTCCAGGGCCGCAAAAACGGTTTCCCCGGAATTCACCGTGAACCGGAAAGTTGTTCCAACATTTACCCCTTCTTTTAGGCGGATGGGGATGTTGAAGGGTTTGATTAATTCCGTTGCCAGATTCAGGAAATTGATTTTACTAAATGATGTTTGATCCCCGGTATAACTGCAATCAATCAGATCCGCGGTTTTGTCCCGGCCGGCAACGGTTATTTCATGGGAATCCGGGGTTATGGCGGCCCTCACTGAATCAATGAACCCGGTAATTATTTTATCCCCGCCAATCCTAATAACCGCTTCCTTCTGGGTTTGCAACTTCCATGTTGCATTTGAAAGTTGATTATCTTCATCCGTAACGGTAAGGGAAAAAGAATTTGCCAATGATTCCATTGATTTTTTAATGGAAAGTTTTTTCCATCCGGAATATTTTATTCCGTCAACGGCAATATAAACAGTATTATCCGGCATCAATCAAAACTTCTATGGGAACCCCCCCGGGCACAAATCCCGGATGGGGGATTTTGTTGCGGGCAATTAAATCAGATTCCTGTTCAATGGATCCATATAATTGATGTGAAACAACCAGGGCCGGAACGGTTTGAATTGGCGTGAAGGTTGTCAAGCTTGCAAGGGTAAAAAGGCGTTCATCAAAATCCTGTTCAATGGCGGCCCGCAAATCCTTCATATTTTGATTCACTTCATCATCCAGGGCCCCGGCTTCCCTCAGTTCATCATATTTGTTTAAAACAATATCCCGGAATTCTTCCGCCTGATTCCTGGAATCAAAATCAATCCGGGAAAGTAAAAGGCCCATAGTAACGGAAACCAGGGATTGGGTTAAATCCTGGATTGCCTGGGTATCATCAGAAACCGGCTTTACAGTTGGGGAAAAATCGATCATTCCGTTGAACCCCTGGAAGGATTCAGCGGCATCCAGGGTTACATCATCCAGAAGGCCAAACGTAACCAGATCAAAAAGGGAATCAAAAAGATCCCCCCCGGAAAGAATCAGGGTATCAATCCGGGCCTTTGCCCGCTGAAGTTCCCTTTCAAAATCCGCGGGGGCATCTGCAATTTCCTTTGCCTTCCCAATGGCATCCAGGGCTTTATCCAACATTTGGATCTTCCCATTATTGAAGGCCTGGGCCTTCCTCACCGCGTTATAAATGGCAACAAAAGGCGCCTTCAGATTGTCCAGGGTTGAAGTTGCCTTTGATAATACATTGGTTTCCGTGTCTATCTGGCCAATGGGAAAAACCAGATCCCCGGTTTCCACAAAAACCAA